TTCAATAGTGGTAGTAATTCGCCAAACATCCATCGTATCAGGGTATTTAATCATCGAACCTCCCTATCAGATCCATACACCGCCAGCGGATAACAGTTTTGCCCTTGTGGCATACATACGACCATAATTGGTAGTAAGAAAATCACCCCAGTTCGCAATACCTTTGACTACAGCATTTTGATCATAACGATACGTTACGTCTCCTGCTGCTTCCATCGTAACCAATCCTTCTGGGGTGTTACTTTCACTACCACTCGATATTTGACGGCGATACATTTCCGCATAATGCGCTACATACCAGTGCATGGCTAATGTCCAAGCACTTGCACCCCACCTATCATAGAACACATGATTAGCAGCATCATCTACAAACAATTGCAATGACTGCGTTGGCAGTTCTTTGAATTGCGGATAATAGGCGAGAAATTCAGTCACAGTATAGGGAGGATTGCCACCAAAACCAGTGAGGCCACCTGCTATAGATTGAATGGAATTTGGGTACATGGCATCCTCGATTGGTTAGCGGAATATTGCGATTTAACTTTGTTATGTTATCACACGCATATCATTAATGTATGCAGATTGACACGCCCCGCCGCTAACGCGATAGGGATTCTTGCTTCACCGTCGTTTGCCTCAAAAGGTCTTACATCGACTCCACGAGCGTTTAACGTCTCCGTGTGCCCCACGGCGACAATACTGCATTCTGGTCTGACTCGGCGGACTTGGTTTTCGCCCACGGTGCGTGAGTCTCGATGCAGACACCCACCTTGCGATGGGCGACACGGATGAGATCACCTCATCACAAGGACTATGATACCATACCTTGACGCGCCTGTCAAGGGCTAACTACGACAACGGACACTATATGTGTCGGGCGAATTCACCCCCACTGCTAAAGCAGGGGGTTTTCTTCACTTAGCAAAGAAGGTTACGCCGTCTTGGTACCTTTGATATTCTACTACGATAGAGCACGACTTTTATGCAGAACAAGGGGAACGGATTGGCAGGGAATAGGAACAATGTTTTAGCGGAATTGGTATAGAGGATCATTTTGGTGGCGTCAACGAAATGATCGATTAATTATCTAAACCTTGCAACGAATTCATCTACTTGCGACTCGTATGCCGATTGCAAGAAATTCGCACGAGACAAAGAGTTTTCGGAGGCTTTAGCGTACACCGAATCGTTTTCCATGAGAGACGTTATCTGTGTATCCCATGCATCAATACGAGACCTGTCACAAAATATACCTGCGTCACCCATAGCCTCTTGTAACCCCGGTGTAGGGTGTGCAATAGTTGGAATTCCAGATAACCCAGCTTCTATTGCCACACGTCCCCAAGATTCATACTCAGAAGGCATTAAAACAATGTGTGTACGTGAATACACTTCGCGAATGTCAGGGATAGTATCTAGTAGTGTAACGTTAGACGGTAATTCATCCATGATCACCTGATCACCATAATCACCACGTACCGCTAAAAACTGATATTGTGGTAACCGCTGTGCTAGTTTCCAAAAGAGGGAAGCACCTTTGTTTTCCGACAAGTTAATAAGGGTTATGCAGTTACCTGTATTATAAACCTTAACTTTATCAGGGTCAATAATAGGGTAAATAACACTGTCTACTGATGCTTGACGCTGTACCCATGAGCTATTTGCATAGATTGTTGCACCGTATGAGCGCAAGGCTTGCAAGTTGCCACACAGCGTATTATGAATATATGCGGCGAATGGCTTATTGTGTTTACGCGCTAACACTACCGCGTCTTCTGCGCTATCGTGTGAACCAATCACTACATCGGCTTGTGTAATAACTTCTTCTGCACGTTCTGCGCTATAGACCGAAACACCGTCAAAAACCTGATCAGGATACCCCTGTATCACAGCAGTAACGGTATGACCACGGCGCTGTAAGGACTTGAGCAATTCATGCAAAGCCCATTCAGCACCGGCACAACACACCGGAGGGTATTGCCTAGCGAGAGCCACAACGTTCAATCGCTTGTCACGCTCGAATATCAACTTACGCAATGCGTCGGGGTAACTGCTAGCTTTATCGTACTTATGCCAGCGGTCTAAATTCGCTTGTGTCTGGTTTGTACCCATTGCACCGCCCGCTAACCGTGGGTGATACAGGTGATACAGCATATAGGGAATACGGAAAATAGGCCCGATTAACGCTTGAATAACGACACCGAACGCATCGTCCTCCGAACCCCAGGAACAAAACAGTTCATCAAAACCATTCACTTTGTAGAAGTTTTCCCGAGTGATAGCGAATAAACCACCAACAGGGGGATACTGCGCTACTTTGCGTGTCGTGGGAATTGCAAGAGGCAAGTCGGAAGGCTGGTCTAAAATGTCCAACGACTCTTCACGACTTAACAGTGTCACGTACTGGTACTGTACCATTCCGTAATGTGGTAACGCACGTAACGCGACGTACACCTCTTCCGGCGCATAGAAAAATGTATCTGCATCGAGGAAGACGAATATATCAGTAGTAGCCTGTTTCGCAGCATTATTCCGCATCTTGCTACGATTCTTGTTATCTATACCTGAATTGTCTGTCCCTATGCAAATTTCTACACCAGGAAACATGGCCTTCAATCGCGCTAAATTCCACTCGAACAAAAAGTAGCGAACCGGATTACCTGCGCTATATGGGATCAATAACGAGAATGATGGAGTGGCAGGGATAGCAGGAATGGCAGTATTAGCGGTACTAGTTTTGTCTTTTCGTATCGCCATGCATCCACACTATTCTTTCGTTAATTCGTCATACTTCGCAGCGACCGCTGTTTTACTAGCACGCGGTTTCTTGTCGGCTTTCACGTCACTAGCAACATACGCCTTCGATGGCTCATTGTTGTCTACTAATACAATAATTGCACCACATTCAGCACCCAGTTTCCACATAGCGGTGTCTTTGAGCCAACTCTCCACTTCAATTGGATCGTTACTAAACGGTGACTGGTAGGACTTGCCCTCACTATTTTGAAATCCCATTTTTCCCGTAAACTGTGCTAAAAGCATATTGTTACCCCTCTGTTTTGACTATGAAATTATACCTTGTTCGGTAGATATTTGTTTGTATTAATTCGGCACTCGACAAGCAGAATATGACCATGACTCCCGGAGTTGAATCACGCGGGAGTCATGGTCGTTCACTGTATCACAAACGCTTATGCGGCGATACTTCCTGTACCACCGCACAATGACTTACCATTAAACACCGTCGAGATAGCCGATGGTATTATAGCTGTGCATCTTGACGCACCCGAGATTCGCGATGTAAGTGGTCTCGTAACCAGTCCCCGTGAACACAGTGGGCATTCGGGTCAAAGGCTCAAGAATGCGAATGCCGATGTATTCCTCATCGCACACGTAGGCAACCATACGGTCAGTGTTCCCAATACCAGCACCCTTATTGAACGGGGTAGCAGAGATCGTTAACGGTTTTCCCGTCTCTTGGGTATACGTATTTCGAGTAGAAATGTACTCCGCAATACTAGCAAAGCCACCTACCGTCATAGGGGTATTCAGCAACGTTAATTGCTGATAAGGAACCAACACGGTATTCGGAATTGCCGCAATATCATAGTTCGCATTCCCCCACACGGTAGACAACAACCAGTTAATATCTTCCTGAACCTGGGTAGCAGTTTTTCCACTCCATGCGGTTGGGCCAGACGCGCCAGACTGATAAGACGCCGTGTAATACGGCACACCAGCAGACACCGAGTTAATCAGACCAGTCGTTCCAAGCGGCTTATATCCTAAATAAGCGTTAATGTTACAGTGACTGTCGAACGATTTACGCAGCGCCTTCTGGTACTTGGTATCCAAAGACTCCATCATTTGGTCTTCGCTAGCACGCAACATGTCAATATTCGCGATACTAATAGCACGACTATAGGTATGCGTCGGCCACATATCACGATTGACACTCACTTGAATACGATTGGTTTGCGTAGAACCGCCACCGGCGATCAAGTCTCCCGCAACACCATCGGTCTCTTGATACGAGTTGTTGTCAGCCGCCTCAAACTCGACCCAACCCCCACCCGATTCAACCGGAGGAAAGTGGCGCATCCAAGTGAGAGAGCTTAACGGTTCGCGAACCTTCGGGTCAATACGCATTAACCCTGCGGTCAGATATGAGAGACCGGACGCGGCTTCTACCGAGTCACCAGTAAATCCAGTAGCACTAGACGGCGAATTGCCCAGACCCGAAATAGGGAATTGGCAAGGGTCGTCAACATATGCCCGATGTAAAATTTTAGCCATTATTTATAATCTCCTTGCCTATGTGTTAGGCGTTCGCCGGGTTAATCAGTTCAACAGTCACGGTACCATTAGCATCCTTGACTCCACACCATCGTGCATTAGTGATGAGCACGGTATTAGAACCATCCGTCGCAGACTCAGCCTCAAACCCACCGATAACCATACCAGGAAGGGCAGAGTTCGTCGCCACGCGGACATACACACCATTGAACGGAGAAGGGGTGCCAAGTTGACACGTCACAGACACTCTGCCGCGTGTCAGAACAGGAATAATTTTCCCGGCAGGATACGTCGCGGTAGTATTCGGGGACAGGAAGTTCGTCATAAGCTCAACTTGACGAACAGCAATGCCCGCAAAATTACTGATCGTCAACGTCGAGTCAGCGACATTAACACTAAAATCACCGGCGCTATTAAAGATAACCGGCCCACCCCAGTTCACAGCGGCAGAACCGGAATTTACAGCATATGAGCACACAACGTTGCCCGGAATGTTAGCAAGAGTGCCCGGAAAGCCGGACAGCATCCCAGTGACAGGGATTTCGGTAATAGGCATGATTAATTAGTCTCCTTATTCGTTCGGCCTTCCGCACTATATTGGCGGTACATTTCTCGCATAGCCTTGTGGTCAACCTCAGCAGTTAGCGCACTCGCTTCATCATGAATACGAGCCGCAGAATCTTGCGTAGCGGTCATAATAGTTTTTAACGTGGTAGAAGATTGATTCGGATGCAACAGCGTATTCAACGAATCAACGGTTGCACGGCGCATGTCTTCATCGGGGTATCCGGCAAGCATGGGTGCCATAATAGCAATGCCCTTTTTCAGCATCTCCATACTATCGGAAGTTGGGGCAGTTTTCTTACCCGCTTTTCCCTTACCAATTTGATCAGGGGATACCACTAAAGAAGACGCACCATCGTCAACCGCAGCAGACAATTTCTTGGCGCTGTCCCCAGTAGCGCCGTCGCCACCGGAACAATCCCCATCGCCGTCCGTATCACCGTTCTCATCCGCATCAGTAATGTCTTTCATTAGCGAATCAAACGCGGCCTTGGCAGGATCTACTACAACAGCATCAGTCACAACCGCATCGCTAGTTGCGCCCTTTTGTAATCCGGCGACACTGGCTTTCAATTCCTTGATAGCGTCAAGAATCGGCGCAAGTGCATCCTGAATCATTTTAGCGTCGTCTTTATCATCCTGTTTCGCAGCACCGGCATCCTGCTTGGCATCGGCGTCAGCGTCTTCCTTCGCATCACTCTTTTTCGCAGCATCTTGCGTACCGGTAATATCTTCACCTGTATTACAATCGGTCGTTTCTGCCACTTTCTTTTTGCCGTCTAACGTGCCTTCGTCAACATCCATGTCTTCGTCGGCAGTAACAGGCTTTTTGTCTTCAGTTACTTTAGCCAAATCGTCTTCCTTTTGTGTGGAATCTGTCACGGAAACAATAGGGGTTTCTACCACGGTATCTACTGTTGCCGTTGTGGTACTGTCGGTCGTAGCGGGATGAGCCGCAGACGAGAGCGCTTCAATAATATTCGCCGCATCTCGTGCAAAGTCACCGCTAATGTCTTCCACCGAATCTTGTGTACAAGCGCGTTGAAAGAGTCGTGTAACGGAATGAATCGCCCTCGAAAAAGGCGTCATGTTTTGTTCGTCTACCATATTGGGAATACTCCTTTTTGGAGGGTTATCTATCTGTGTAGGAATGTCGTTATCTAGTGTCCCCATGTCATCTATCGAGTCGGTGATACACACCTTATGTCCTGCCCTACCTTCTTTACAGAGTGCCAAATGATTACCTACGATATTAAACTGGTCAACAGTCATACCATCGGTAGTTGTTTCGACTCGATATTCCGCATGGTATCCACATGACACTTCTCGCCACGGCCTGTTACGACGTCGAATTAAAGTAATGGCATTTTTATCCATAAAGATAATGTCTGCCATTAAGAAGTCACTGTCTGTACCTTCACCACGATGCACCCGTGTGATATGACCAACAACTTTAACGCCTTCAATATTATCTAAGGTAATTAACCCAACATAAGGGTGATTAATCACAACAGGCTTAAGGTTAAAACTAGAAATAGTTGCATCGGAAAACAATTCATCCGCGCTACGATTTACCGCAATCATTTTGTGGTCAGAAATAGAAGACGGAATATCGGCAAGAGCTTTGCGTAAATCTTTCGCTGAATATAGCTGTGTACCGATTCTCCCTATTTTGACACTTGTGCAAATAAGGTAATTCTCGGGAGTGGTCACCATATTCTTGCTGATTAATTTTCCGAAATATAATGCCATGGGTACTTAGCTCCGAGGGGTATTGCGAAAAAAGGGGGGGGTGTGTTGACATAAAAGCTGTGGAATAATGGGCGCTAGCCCAGATAGAGCAACACTCTTCTAAAGTGTAGGCTGAAAGTACAATTCTTTCGCGCCCAACCATTTTTTAATTATTAACCGAATTGTCAACGGCGTCAAAAGGAACCACAATAGATAATTCCCGTAGAATTAAATCACTAACAATACCCGAATGATCATTTTCGTCTCCGACAATCTCTACCAACTGTGCAACATCACTATCAGGGGCAGCCGCAATAACTTGCAGATAAAGTGCGATAGCATCTTCTTCGCTATCTCTAGCGGCTATTAACAAATCGGTATAACTCGGTTGCTGTCCATCCACCGAATCTTTCGTAGCAGGTTGTACCCCGAACTGATTCGCTAACCGTTTGATGTTTGCATAAATAGTTTTTTGTTCCGATTCAGAATACTGGTCTTTATTCTTTGCGAAATATGCAAGCGCAGAAATAGCTCTAGCTTTAGATGTGACAGGATATTTCTTCTCTTTCTCATTAGCGAATTTGTCATTCGGTACGCCAGGGTATTTCGTACTCTTCTTAACTGCTATTGCCATATTACCACCAAACTAAAAAGCCACCCGGTTAAGGATGGCTTTTTGTGCGTATTGAATTAGAGAATTGTTACGTTATCCTATTCGACAGATGCCCACTCTTTAGCAATAATATTTAATCGAACCCTTGCGTCTTGCAGTGTAAAATGGTCCTTATTGATTAGCGAAATCATATTTTGAGGACTACCCCAATTACTGCTAATCCAGTCAAAAACACGTAACGCAACTTTTGCATGTTCGTCAACTTGCCCAACAGTCGCTAAATCTTTCACCATTTTCGCGTTAGTCTCAATCAACGACTTCACAGCATCCAGCGTAGATTCACCCGTTTGCATGTTCAGCAAAGCACGAATGGATTCATCTTCGGCATACAGTGCATCGAAAGCCTTGATGGCAGCACGGTTCTTTTTGGCATTCGCTTTCAAGTCGCGATTACTATTAACCAGAGAAGCCCATAAATGTGATTCAAAATCGCGATTGAATAGCGTCTTCACCGCATCAATAATACTATCTTCTTCACCAATACCAAGTACTTCACGAATAGCGGCAAGGTCATCATTCATAGAATCAATGGTAAAAATAGCGTCTTCGTTCAATGAGTCTAACTCATCGTTACGCGCAATATAAGCGTCAACTTCTTCGCAACAATCGCAAACGGGTTCAAATTCATCGTACATGTAATCCGTTACTACACCTTTTGTGACCATCTTGACAGGAGTACCGCACGCAGCAAACAGTGTCTCTACAGGGTCGGAAGGAATATGTGTGGACTTACACGTCTCGTACGTTGCTGTAGTGTCGCGCAATGGTTGTTTGATAACCAACTTTCGCAATCGGGTAATCTCTAGTTGCAAAGAACCACAAAGCTCTTGCAACTCGTCGTTCTCTTGCATTAGGTTACAGATATTACCACTACGCTTGTAACATTTACCTTTCCACTCTTCTTTCTCAATGCGCAGATTCTCCACATCGTCTTGAAGAGATTGACGTTCTTTCAGCAACACGCCATTTTCTCCACTTAAGCGATTGAGGTCTTGCTTCATTTTCACTACGTCACAATTATAATTCCCTTTATACCATGCCGCATTTAACTGCCCACAAAGATCATCGTACTGACGTCGCAACGTTTGCAACTTCCCTTTGTCGGCAAGTTGTTGTTTTTTGAGGGCTTCATTCGCCGTCTGTAACGTGTATACGGTTACTTGGTCAAAGCTTTCGACTTTGGCTGCCATTTTTGCTGCTACGCGATATGCTAGTGCCCCACCCTGGTAATACGAGTTTTTTTGTCCCACCGCATCAAGGTCACACACATTTGCTAACGCTAGAAATTCTTCACACAACCCCATCTTTATACCCCTTCTTACCTGCACTACTTTTTGTAGGTGTTTATATTGTACCATACAATGGGTAGTTACGCAAGGGGTTTGTCGCTAATTCGTCGGGGGATTGTACGCTTTGAGCATATCGGCACGAGAAATGATACCGCGTTTTTCCATCTCGCGAATTGATAACGGAACAGTTATAATACCATACCGTGTACGTTCTTTTGCTACCATAGCGGCAAGAGTGACTATTCCGGCAGCGTATAGGTATTGTTTACCACGACCCAAGATAGCTATTTGTGTTGCAGGAGACTGATTAGCAAACCATTCTGTACCAGTGTGCCCGTAGTTGTATGTTATGTCAGAGGTAGCAGGCAAGGCTTCACAACGGCAATTCGCGTGACTTATCATCTCTTCGCTTAATGGAAACCACTGACCATCAAGGCTAGCACAAACCTCACATGTTTTTTCATCAAGCTTGGCTGTCCATATGTATCCATCTACACTATCTTTATTTTGCTTGTACCCACCGATAGTACCTTGACGAAATACCCGAATAGGTTCTGTAGTGGACACACGTAACGCTGTATTGGTAATAATACTGTCTAGCGCAACACCTAATGCCATCGCTATCTGAATGTCAGAATGACCGTGCGCTAATCCATCGCGTATAATAGCATTCATCCTGTCGGTAACATCATGCCCCTCACGGATAAAACGCTGTACAATGTCTGTACCATCACGAAATTGATTCAATGGTGTAATATCGTGCGGAACAGTCAGTTGACGCTCTGACAGTCCTATAGAGGCCAATACGGCGGCAGCGAATGCCACACCATCTTGCATACTATGGTGTTTCGCGTCTATAACTAACTTCGCAGCATGTGGCGCAGGATGGGCTAACTCAAACCTCATGTTTTGTAGTAAGTCATCAATACGTAAAGCCGCTAACCGGCGCGTATGTTCTGACTTATCACGTAAACTCGGTAGCTCATGTTGAATATTGTGAATAATAACGCGAGACTTGCTGTGCGCCACTGTATAAAGTGCTAATAGCGCCGCCAGTAACTTTTCATCTTTTGCTATTTGTTCTCGGCGAGCTTTGTGAGTGAGTGTTAAAGCAGATGTGTGCATGACCTACCCTCGCCGAACACTAACCGTTACCACTACCTACGCCGGGAAGAGCCGGTTGACCAGGTTTTTGCCACAATGCAGGATCATCGTCTGGATGTACCGTTGACGCAATACTTGTTGCCCCTGATGATGGATACTGCATAGACGCTAACGGGTCAGATCTCTTGGCAATATCCCACGTCCATACGTCGCGCCCATTTTCAATCATCTCATCGGAAATGTCGGTAAACATCCCTGTATCTTGTGACATCTCACGCAATTCTTTTTGTGCCGTAGCTTGATCGGTTAAACCAGCTTTAAACGTGTCAACAATAGTGCGCCCTTTGAATTCGGCAACACGCGCCATATCGTGAATGTCAGCACTACGGATAGGGTTAAACTTAAACTTGAAGTCGTTCGGTATTTTACCCCACGTGCTCACCATTAAAATACGATAGAGCTTATTAATGATAGGACGAAGCTGTGCGTCTTGACGACCTTCTACACGGTCGATATAGATCTTTTCGTCACCTTCACCTGTGGCATTCAATCCTGTAGCAGAACGCCCAAATAACCGAGTGACCGGAATTTCAGCCGCACCTGACAAGTCTGAAATCACACCATCGTACACACCCTCTAAACCAGAGAATGAAAACTGAGATTGTGTAATTTTATCTTCGTCACCAATAACTTGCGTACCAAAATTGTTCCGCAACTGTGCAGACCCGTACATGCGTGCCCAAAAGTCGCGTATCATTTTAGGATCGCCGCCGCCAAATAACACATCAAGGTTCTTTATCGCCATGGTGGTTACCTTGGCTTGAAACACGAGACTTGCTATAGATGATGATACGTTATCACGCTTAACTAACTCATCATATACTGGCTCAATGACTGACTCACCCCAGTACATATTCGCGCGCTCTTCATAATTAGGCAGTTTTAATCCGGTAAAACGTACCACCCGAGAATGATGTACCCGAGGAGATTGATTAGCTAAATCTGACGCGATAATGGTGTAATAATCAGGCAGTCCTAAATCTGGATCGCTTAAATTCGATACTAGTTCCGAACTAGGTGACACCCCGCACCATCGGTCTACAATATATAATCCCTTAAAACACCCTGGCAATACTGTGCGTAAATCAAGAGGTTTGTCCATTTCACCTTCTTGACCCTCGATTAATATGATACCAATAGCGCCGCCAAACAAATATCCCCATCGCATACCCGTAAGCAAGCTCGCTTTGAGACCAATTTCAGCCTCTGCTGTCGCTAACTGGTCTAACGCTTCTGGTGTGACCTGCGAGCGAACTCCTATCCAATTTTTCAACATGTCTTCGGGGTAGGTGTCTACGATACGACGTACTAACCATGAATTCCGATACAGAGATATGAGCTGGATGTAGTCGTTTGTCAAACGCGTAATGGGATACTGTGTACCATTTATTAAGTTGTTGGACATCACGCCTAAATTAGCTAATGGGTTTGAAAAGGAGTCTTGTGTTACACCAATATTGCGAGGACGATAACCCGGAGGTAACAAGATTTGTGACGCCATGTGTTGACCTCAGGGAAGGATGAAAGGGGAGACAAGAGGGATAGACACTATTTCTATCGGAAGATTAACTTTGATATTCTACTACGATACCGCATGACTTTTACGCACGCTATAGGGAATTCATAGGCAGGGAATGGAATGGTAGGCGAAGTATGGATAGAAAAGAAGACTACACCCCCTGCCGGAATTTACGGGGGGTGTAGTGGTGTGGTGTAGGTTACTCGATGGGTAGGGATGGTTGTTGCTTGGCTAGACGGCGCTGATCCCATCGATATTTAGCAGCACATTTTTTGTTATCGCATAGTGTTTTACTGTCTTTATTGATCGGAAATTCTGTTCCACACACAGGGCATACTCTTTGCTCATCATCTACACCAGATTTTCGGCGAAAATTAGACTTGCAGGCAGGGCTGTCAACGACCCCTAGCCTAAAGGCATAGGGGCTTGTCGCTAACCGCGAACGGCTGCAACAATAGGCAGGTTGACGGCTGCCCGTGCCATGATATTCAAGGCGGCATTCCTCCCCTCCCCTAAAGGGAACGGGCTTCCTGCGCTGAATTAGCACGAAAGGGTACTTTTGTGAAACTGCCAAACATCACGATGTAAGTAACAATATCCTTTGAGTTTATCACCCATACCGCAAGTGTAATACTTACGATGTGACATCGTGTGTTGATTGTCGGGATAACGGCGATATTTAATGCCGTTAAAGGTAACTGTATCTACATTTGTACTCATTTGACTAGTATAGCATACAATTGGTTTATATGCAAGGTATCTATCTGTATCCTTGCATTATGCAGAATACCGATACTGTTCGATATATGTTTTCACAACGTAGCGGCTACAATCCATCACATGGTCATTACTTTTGATAGGTTGTTCCGTTCCAGCCTTCGCAGCTTTCTCATCCCATGCGTAACCTGTCAATTCCTGTTTATACATTTTACACCTATCACGATGAATCTTAATTTTACGCTTTCTATACAATACAGAACTTGCTAAAATACCCTCTAACACATCGTTGTTAGCCTTTTCTAATATTATACCACGATTCCTACACGCAGCGAATAAAGGGGTAGCAGAAGGGTCTGCCGCCACTCTAACGCCGTCACTAATCGTGTCTCTTGCAATAAATTCTTTTAAGTCTTCAGCATACTCTCCAGGATCTTTTTGCTTGCGCATATGTTTCTTATCTTTTGAATTATAATAATATTCATCGTCAAAATAAATACAATCGCCAGTATCGTATGCGTTAAGAAACACTGTAGGATTATTGGTTCCAAAGTCAATACCTATTAACCTGCGCGATATGTACTCTAACCCCTGCGGCCTTGTTTCGTCGTCATAAAAGTTTTCTTCGTTGATCTCGCTATATATCAGACCTTCCGCAGAACATCTTTCACCGAGAATAAACCGTTTGTAATAAAAACCTGAATACTGAGCTTTTACTTCTTGCTTTCGATCTTCCGTGAGAGCTAAGTTATCATCTAATAGAAACCTAAATATTCTAAAACCAGGAGTATTGTTTTGCTCATAAGGGTCAAGGTAGTCTGTATAAATAAAATGGTTTGGATCTCCGGGGTTTAAAGTCCATAGATGTCGCCTGTCCTTCGAGACAAGTGTACGGTTGAAAGCTTCAATAATAAAGGCTTCATCATGAGTATTTATCTCATCGGCATACCATCCCCCCGCAGTTATACCGCGTATCGTACTGTAACTACGAGCATCATTTGCACCAAATAGATAGACTTTCTTTACTACCCCAGGAGCTACAGTAACTTCCACTATTCTATTACCGTACTTATCACCTTTTTCTTGCGCTAACGGGCCAAGCATGGCTAAAAAACCATAATTACCACCTAATACGTTTCTATATAAAGAACCTCTCGATTTTCCACTCATGATAAAAGTCGTGTCAGGAGACTCACATAGATAGTTAAACCAAGCTATTTGACTAGCAATAGTCTTTCCTGAATTATGATTCACGATACCATTAGCGATATAATTCTCATATACAGGAACATGTAAATCGTAGTAATAATTAGTTTTTACATACTTGATAGACTTGACATTTTCCATCTTTATGTTATAATTGTGTGTTGCTATATTTTCAGCACACAATATACTACTGTAAGGAACATTAACAGACGGCTCGCACGTTTTACAGTTTTGCAGAAGATGCAAAAATAAGGAAGCTAATCTCTGAAGGTTGGTACTCCGTAGATATTGCCCGAGAAATCGGCAGAACTCAAGGTGCTGTGAAAAGATATTGCTTCCGCAATGGCATAAAAATGATGCCAAACACGTGTCCACCCGGCCCCCGTGGCCCAAACTGGAAGCGTGGTTATACGATAGACAAGGATGGATACAAGCTGTCTCGGAGTAAAGACCATCCTCGTGCTCGACGTGGTTATGTTTTTGAGCACAGACTTGTAATGGAAAAACATTTAGGACGATACCTTCTACCTGATGAAGTGGTTCACCATAAAGATGGAGACAATTCAAACAATTCATTAGATAATCTTGAATTATTTGCAACGAATGCCGAACATCTACATTGCGAATTGGCTGGTAAGTGTCCACAGTGGTCTGATGAAGGCAAGCGGAATATTTCCGCCTCGACTCGTCGTATGAATCATGATCGCGCTGAAAAGAAGAGACATCTTGCCACCCTGTTGGCGTTAAAAACCGATGACCAGCAGACACAGTAATCTTTTTACCCGACACTGTAGTTACTTCATATAAATCTACGATAGACTTTCTATAGGCAGCGCTAGCCTCTGCAACAACAAGTTCATTGCCGTTGTATGCTAGCACATGGCCTCCCTTAAAATCCCTAGCCTTAATGTGCTCATCTTCGACAGGATCATAGATAAGGGTGTCACCGTCGATGCACCTCACCGCCCCCTCTAACACGGTTAAAAACCCCTTGCATTCCAGCACATCTAACGCCTTATCGCTTAAGTCATAAAAATCAATCGCCATAACACACCAAAAACCTAACGAGTTTCACTCACAGCGTCACTTTCAGCAAACGCTGAAACGCACCAAACGAGTGAAAACCAACACAGTCATCATCCTGAAAACAAAAAACCAAAAACCAAAAATAGCGTCACTTTCTTAATTAAGAAAAGACGCTATTTTAAGAAACTCTATTCACAACCAGACACGAAGCTAACACAGAATATGCGTTGTCACATCCACAATGTTACAACGCATATTAAATGTTACGTTACAATATCCCACTACTTCCTGTCTGTCAAATATTGCCAAGTGCAAGAGCCATAATCATTACAACCTACACAGTCTTTTTCCCCTGGGCAGTTGAATGCAATTTCCCCTTGCGCCATATCTCTAGCAATCTTAAATTTGGACAATTCGTATTCTAGCGATTCGTGCGGTACTGACAACTTCAATGCACTAGCTGCAACGCCATTAAACTTAACACTTTTTGCGCCTACAGATATTTCCACTAATGGAAGTTGGCATGGCTCACAAGTTACCGTAACACGCACTATGGGCAAGTCAATCGGTACACCATCGCACAGAATGTCAACGGTTGCACCGTCGGATACTATTTCAAATTCAGGTATATTCATTTTATTTATCTTTCGTTAAAAACCCGTCAATGTTACTTGACATCTCAGAAGTATACGCATTACACCATATGGTAGGAGATTCTAACGGTTCTACATGTTTTACCGCAGGAGAATCCGGGTATATAATCGTCGGTGGTACAAACGGGATATTCGTCTGCGCATACCCCCACGAAATATAAGGCGCAACTACCTTATTTTCTTTCTCTACTACACAGGGATAGTTTTTCTCAAGGTCTGCAATCTCCTGTTCAAGTTTCGCTATCATATCTTTTTTTGATTTTACTAATGCCTTGACACCATCCATAGTGGAACATTTATCACATTTACACATAGTTACCTTCTCTTTTGACGGAAATAGTGTGGTGTATTTCTGGCAAACAGTAAGAAATACACCACTTTTTTCTTACTAAATAAGCACAGTACCCGTAATTTGAGTCACGGGCACTGTATTGTAGCGATTAATGACGCTGGAAATAAGCTAACCATTCGCCAGACGTGTTAATCTTGCAAAACTCTTTCGATAAAGAAATAACAGTTGATACTGGTATTGTAACCTCACATGGTTTTACAAACAGTTGTTTAATAGTATCTGTACCATCGTATACAGTGTGCAGAAGGTTAATAATGTATGAATCCCTATCACGAATAACGTCAACCACATTACAGAACGTATCCGTATATTTATTACCATCTTTATCAACGCGCTCAACTTCTACAGTCATACCGTCTAACCATTCACCCTGGTTATAACTTTCCACAGGAGTACTTGGCGTAGGAATCCCAAATAGTTCAAAATAAGTACCCACCACTTCACTTGTGTTTGCTTCTTGTTCTTTCATTGTTTTTTTTCCTTTTGTTGTATTGTTTTTTGTACGTTCTATTCTATGGGAGAAACGCCAAGAACCATTCATTTGGAGGCCCGTGAGTGAGTCGAACACTCTAACCTTCATTACAAAAGAAGGTGTCTACCACAGACTACAGGCCGTTTAGTTGGAAGAAGGTGAGGGATTCGAACCCCCGGACACTTTCGCGTCAATTGTTTTCAAGGCAATCGCATTAAACCACTCTGCCAACCCTCTAAAACTTTTGGTGCGTTAGGTCTGATTCGAACAGACTACCAGGGTCACTGGGCTTGTTGTACAGACAAGCGCGACCCACCATCTTCGCCGCTACAAATACAAAACCTGTAACCCCAAATACCGCGCAACAGCAATCTCGACATTCGCCCCTTTTGATTTCTCCCACCCAGGCAACATCGCAATATGGGTACACCCATCGCACATAGCCGCAATGTCACGCAGAATACACGCGCGCGCGACACTTGGCGAAAAGTCAATGTGATGTTCATTTAACCCATGCGCCCGGTCAATATCAGCAGGGTTCACCACTATGTAACCTTCACCACGCAACTTAATAGCAGTAGCATCGAACGCAGGGAAGTTAAACAATGGCAAGGAAGACATCGGCCCAGCAATATAGACCTTGCGATATTTCCCTGTCACTTCCATACCGCTACCCCACTTCGGACAGACAAAATTATCGGCAACTTCTTGACACACATAGGGGCACTCCGTTTTACCTACGCCTATACCACGAAAGATGCAATTAGCACAAGAATTCGTCCTATTCATAATTATGTACCGGAGTATCTACCATATCGGGCAAAAGCTCTTCCATGTGACACAACGCGAAAGCACCCCAAGCAATAGCTGCCGGATGGTCGTCTGTACGGTCACCTGAAAGATACTTGAACAAGTGCTTGATTATATGGTTACAGATAACACTAGTAGGTTGACCTTGCTGCCAATTCCTTTCGCCGTGCTTTTTAGTACCTAGAGCGTACCTACCAGCTAACCGTCAAACCTATCGGGCTAATTAAGTCATACCGTTCATCTACCTTGGAACGTGTAGAACCTGTACCGACATCGACAAGTTCTTCTTCTGCGTGGTTGCGTGTACCATCTATATATGTTACACCACCTATAAAACCTACTCTTCGTTGTGGTTTATCTCCGCACATATTTACCCCTTTACTAGAAGCTATTGACGCTTCCCATACATCCTGATTACTGACAGGCATGTTTACCCCTTTTGTCCATAAAAGACCATTTTAGGTACAGTGACAGCGTATATGGGCACAGTGTACCTATTTAGGACTATCGTAATTAGCCCGTATTCTTTTATATTTAATCGCCTGACTTTCACCCCATACCTTACTGATTTCATCATACTTATCACGAGTACACGAACTTTGACAATCCTGTCGGATAACACTCATGTCCTGATCAAAATATGAATATTCTAACATCCTGGAGTAAGGCCAATATCCCATGCTAATAATATGGTCTACAGGAATTGATTGGCCACCAATTTCAACTGTTACCATATTGTATGTGTGACGTGTACTAAAACCTAGACTCGCAGCAATTGGGGAAGGACAACCACCGTTGCTAATTTCCTTGCAACACTTCTCCCACAAAGCACGACACTTATCATAAAAAGATTGGTCACTATACACCGCCACTTTCTTACTGCCACCTTGCATGAAAATAAGCTTATCTACATCAAATTCCATAGACACGATTGATGACAAGTATACTCCGCAGTCATGGGGCATAACCCTATCACTACCGAACCACAAAACACCACCACTCACATAGGGATAGGTGTTAATGTCCTTTGTGTCTTTATTTAATTTAGGTAGCAATTCGACCACCGATGCGCCATTCTTGATCGCTGCAGACACCTCTAAATCAGCATCCTTATTATACTTATCCACCATCTCCGCCGCTTCCTGAAACGCAGTAACCATTCCTAAGTGATAGTCTTCATTGCGACTAACAGTAGCAAGCTTCTTGTGTTCACGCGACTTCTTGATAAATTCAATGTATAGGTCTTCCATTGTAACCCCTCCCCTCGTCTAAAGTGCAACATGTACCACCACATAGCACTTTATGCACTTTAGCTATACCTATACTACCACTAACCGATAACGTTGTCAATACCACCACGCCTAAAAATGGTTTGCGCCAACCCTTGACACCATCACCATCACGGCGTATAGTACGTTTAATAAGCACGTTCAAAAAGGACTTGTCACTATGTTACAACAACTTGTACCCGCCTATACCCCTGATGTGATGCTACAACAAGCAGAAGAAGACTCACAAGAGTTCCTTCGCAATAGTAGCGCACCTAACACCATTCGCGCCTACCGATCACAATGGAAATATTTCGCGCTGTGGTGTAACGAAGTGGGGCTTGAATCCTTACCTGCAACCCCCGACACTGTACGACTCTATATCTCTCACCGTGCAAGTGATAGCAAAACCGGTAGTATTGAAGTCATGATTTCATCTATCGGGAAGAACCACCTAGCGAACGGGTTCGATGACCCCTGTAGCACTACTGTAGTGCGCCAAACACTAAAAGGCATTAAAAGAACGTTAGGATGTAAGGTCACACAGAAAAATCCTATTCTTACTAAAGAACTGCGTGCAATGATTGATACTATTGACAACAGTACACTGACAGGGAAAAGAAATAAGGCGTTATTGTTGGTGTCTTTTTTTACTGCCGCTAGGAGAAGCGAATTGTCGGATATGAAGGTTGAAGATTTACAATTCACCGAAGAAGGTATGATTCAAACTTTACCTAGGTCGAAGACTGATCAGTCGCAGGTCGGATATAAAAAATTCATAGTCAAGAAAGATTCAGAATATTGCCCGGTGAGCGCGATACAGGATTATCTCACCACTGCCGGAATTACAGAAGGTTATGTGTGGCGTGCTATCTCACAAGTCGGCAAGCTATCTACAACCCACCTCACAGGACAAAGGATTTGTCTCATTATTAAAGCGTGCTGCAAAGCTATAGGATTAGACGAAAGAAACATTAGTGGTCACTCTATGAGGTCTGGTTTCGCAACTTCTGCGGCATTAGCCGGGGTAGACTTAATGGGTATTATGCAGGTGACGGCGCATAAGAGCAGCGATACTACTATGAAGTATATCCGCATAGCGAACGGGTTTAAAACGAGTGCTACTGCGAAGGTTGATATTTAGATTCCAAAGTGTATCCATCTACTAACAATATTCTACACTTTGTCAATTACAAACCTGCGTCTTGCATGAGTTTTCGGTACGACTCGGGCACTTTGTCATCGGGAACAACAATCATCCTGTCGGGAAACATTAGAGTACCCACCCTACTACTTAATGACAGTTTTTTCCGTGATGTATAATCGTCATCTATGCCACGAACAGTTATTCTATCAGGAGCATACCTACCCGTATTGTCTATGGAAATCTTTAATATCTTACCTATTCGCAATGCAGCATGACGTCCTTCCGCGTGACCATATACTATCCAGCACCCCTCCGTTATTTCTTGACCTAGCTTATCTTGCATATTTACTTACACTTGCCCTTTCCATCTTTATCATCTTTTGGCATGTGCTTATCTACATTCAGGCTTACTGCAAGCAACAATCCAAAAATTATTAAAAAAATCCTCTTTCAGTAAGTCACCACAAATGCTACATTTAATTTTAGCCATTATACATATTCCACATTTGAGAAATTACTATCATGCTAATATAGTCCAAGTTATCAATACACCAATACCAAAATAACACCAGAATATTAATAATGGCTCGTCAATAAAGTGTGCTGTTACCATGGTTACTAAAATACACGCCAGGTAGCACGCGAAGAGCTTGAACTTTTTCATGTATATACCTCCGCATGTTTCGATAAAACATCCACTACACCTTCATCACTAGTCGGCATTTCAAACGCTAATGCCATTCTATCAATGACGCTATCAGGTACAGGCAAAGACCGAATACCGTTACGCGCCTTACACAATTCAGTATCAATATCCACTACGAAAATTAACAGCAGGTTATCCGTTAACTCTTTCGCCATTTTAACCCAAGGTTCACGTCTCTGTTTCGTGATGTTGGTAGCATCAATCACGACATCGTTTCCTGCAATTAACAGACCCCTCACCGCCAAGTCGATAGTAGCCCATACCAGCTTTTCAGCTTTCGGGTTAAACAGATTTCCCATTGCTTTTCGGAAAGCATCAGGACTCACAACGGTAACACCTAATTGTTCGGCGTACACCGACTTACCACTACCCGGAAGACCTACCATAATTGAAAGTGTTGACATTTTAATCTAGTCCCTTCTTAATTATATCCCTGACTACATGATCACAATGTTTTTCATACGGTATTTTTTTGTTAATCTGATAGCATATGACATTACCATACTTATCATAACCAACATCAATACTATAGGCACTCGTTCCATGGAAACAATCGTTACAAGAAATAAACACACGTTTCGATGACACCGTTTCCCCATCACGCCAATAGGTAACAAGGATATGATGTATATTAACAGAGGGTACATGTCCATCATCAATCATTAACGACGTCAATTGACGAACACCAGTTTTTAATTTCGTCCAACGTTTGGAATGAGGACTTGACATATTACCCCTTACTAAAAAAGAGTGGGGGTAGGAATTGTCGCACCATCTACCCTCACCCGCAGGTCATCCCGGCACCGCTAGCATACTACTTATCCAAAAATTCGATGATGTTTTTCAATTCACGGCGTGTGATTTTTACCCACTCACCCTTAACTGTATGCTCGATTGCACCACATGATTTTACAGCAAAGTCCAACGCATTTTTAGGGCAATGGAACTCACGAGGAATTGCCGTTGTCGTTTCGTTTGAGATGTAGCTTTGTGCGCATACTCGGTACATACCACCCATCCTCCCCTCCCGTGTTAGTACTAGACAAAACACTCGTTTGCCTATACGTTAAGAGTTCGCGCCATGATTCACAACGCGCCGTCACGAGGAATGTCCCCGCCTATCAGGTTTTAATAATACCTGAACATTAATTTACAACCATATTACCAGTCATTACGATGCTACCATCTTGAACTTTGGGCGTAACAGGATTACTGTTCTCGCCTTCATGCCATATTTTCACATCACACATTGGAATGTTAAAAAAACCGTCAAGTGTAACTACCGTTAATACAATCTCATCATATTCAACGTCAAAAACGTTATACAATACAATGGTGTCTCCTGTCTTAAATACGATATGTACAGCGGTTAAAGTATCAGGTTCATCATCTGCGCACCCATCACAATCTTTACAATCAGGATTATCTTTGTCGTCTGTGCTCTTATCGTCTTCGTATGGCGCGTCAATATCTACTTCATCGTCGTCTATGTATGCACCACTGGCAATAGATTGTTCTACATCGTACACATACTGGTCTTTGGCGTTAGATGGACGCAAGCGCGCTAATGGTGCTTTTGATTCTAATTTCAATTATTTACCCCTTCGTGCGCTTTTCGGTAAGCAATATAGTGATCGAAAACATCACTAAAAAACTTCTCCATTAAGATATTTAACAACGCAGGATTACGCTCACAAGCTGAAAAATCAACCTTAATGCACTTGCCGTATATGTGGCAGTCAGGATTATCCTTATACAACTTGACAAGTTTGACCAGTTTGTCGTCTTTCAATTTTTTACCCCACCCATCCGCATATACGTGCAATACGTTTCGCAAACAACACGGGTTCGTTTGTAGTGTTACCGTACTCATCTAATGCACAAAAATATTGAGTAGCCAATTTGCTACAATTATGAACGTCTTTCGATGTCTCGTGCAGTTCTTTTGTGTACGCGATTGCCTTCTGAATTTGTGATTGTGCCATTCCCATCATCCCTTCCAGTGTCGGTGTAAGATAAAATATCCGTGTACCCATAAGTTTCGAGTTCGCGCCATACCATAGTATAACGCGCAGTCACGAGGAATGTCCCCGCCAATCCATCTATTTTGTATGTTAGGTATTCTTCCAGTGACCCCACGAAGTGCCAACCTATTAAACTATAGAGGACACTCTACGCATCCGCTAATGGGAATCGAACCCATATCACCTAACATTTACTTGGCGCATTACCACAATGCTACCATGATTGCAATCGCCACCATGGAAAGTGTCTGAATCTTCATATCCAAGCATTGTCGTTCTTCCTATCGACTCTTTAACTATACCACAACCCGGACAGCAAGTCAAGGGGTGTTGGATAATATTTAAGAACCTACCGCAGTACCATCGTCTAACCACTTAAATTCAGATACAGGACGATGCATACGACATTCACAACAATACGTCGCACCATAGAAACCAGGATTAACAGCATAAGTTTCTGCACACGCATCCGGCATTGAAGTTACACCACCACACTTATCATGTTTGTATGACTTGCGAAACGGGCGAACATACCCCTGTCTCAATTGTTCTTTAGACAATGCTAAATACACTTCGTTCTGTTCTTTAGGTTCTATGTCTACACCATGACCTAATCGAGAATCAGTAGGGTCTGTTGTAATAGCCATAAAAGAAACCGCCTTTTGTTTTTTTCATCATGGGTCACTGTTCTACTCAAGACATTATGGAG